TGTATAGCGCCTTTACTGTATAGCGCCTTTACTGTATAGCGCCTTTACTGTATAGTCAGACGACAGATGAAGAAAAGCCCGCATAAGCGGGCTATGTAATCCCGCTTATGCGGCGAGCATATCGGCGATGTCTTGCATCATGTCCTCGACTTCGCCGATAGCGGCAAGGATCAACTTGGCTTTTTTCTTGCCAATGGCGACCTTACGAAGCGCGACCAACGAGTTATTCAAGGCCAGCAGCGGGTCAGTGCTTGGCGTGCTCACTTTGACGGCGGGCACGGCTTTGGCTTCAGCCCGCGCTTTCTGCCCGTCCGCCTTCGCCTTGCTAACGACTGGGCACGCTGCCGCCAGTGCTTTGATCGAATCCGTGCCTGCCGCTTCGACGGCCTTCGTCAGCGCGTCATTATCGGCGGCGAAGATGCGCCGCGCATTGCTGACGTATGCGCCGACCGTGATCTTTGCGACGCCCGGAATGGCGTCTGTAATGCGAGCGATACCGGCATCGAACACGGGCTGGGTTGCGTTGGCAGTCTTTGCGCCGAGAACGTAAGCCATGATGGCTTTGGATGCTGCCGAGTACCCATGTTCGATGGATTTGACGGCAGTGATAGCGGATTGTTCGAGTACGGCCAGATCAACAGCCAGATCAACGGCGACGGCGGCAGATTTACGTGGTGACATGATGAAACTCCTTTAACAAGTTGAACTACGAGAGGGATACTGCGAGACGGACTTTACACCCCCCCTCCGTTTGGTAGCTACCGAAGCACCCCGACCACTACCTCTCGATGTCGCACTGGGCGGGCTATTAGGGAGGAAGCATTCTTTTTTCGGGGGAGGGGGTGGGCAGGGGGATTTCACACATGCGCGTGCGTACGCTTACCCCCATCCCAAATATCTCAACCCCATTTCCTTTTCCCCCTACCTGCGATATAATAAGCACGTAATCTTTCTATACGGAGAACGCGATGCCGAAAAAATTTTCAACCTCCCCGGGACAGGTGTATAGCCGTTTGACAGTCGTGTCTTGGATGGGGGAGTACAGCCACGTCAGGTGCGAGTGCGGCGTGTCTAAGATGGTACGCAACGACAAACTCAAAGACGGGACAACGAAGTCATGTGGGTGCCTTGCCAAAGAGATCGCGGCCACAGCGAAAAAACTGCTGCTCCGCCCGCCCGCGCGTGAGAAAGCCCCCACCGTGGAGCGCCTCCTGCGGGCTGTGCATGGGTCTATGATGCAGAGGTGCTACAACCCGAACAACGAGGACTACTGCCGGTATGGTGCGCGGGGTATAACTGTCACCCCCGAGTGGCACAACAAGGACGCGTTCGTGGCGGCGATGCTCCCGCTCTACGTGAAGGGCAAGTGGATAGAGCGCCGGGACAACACGAAGGGGTACTACCTCGACAACGTAGTGTTCGCTACGCCAAAGCGGCAGGGGAGGAACCGCAGCAACACGTTGTTCGTTTCCAATGGCGACGAGCGTGTCCCACTGTCAACGGCGGCTGCGCACTGGGGAATCCCGTACAGCGAGGCGTACCGCATGTATAGGAAGGCTGGTGGGGCGTTGGATATGTCGGCACTTCGAGCGGCTAGTGACAGGTGGAAGAAGCGGTGCTATAGTACGGCTTGACCTCCCGCCACGAGCGTCAGCCCCCGACCCCGATCTGGTTCCTCCTTGACAGATCGGGGTTTCTTTTTGTAGGGTCAGAGCTTGCCACCCCCAACACGTTATGCTACTTTTGCACACATGAGCCAAGACGCCGACAACGAACGCATCGCCAACCCGCTCCTGTTCCCGCCGGAGCCGTGTGAGAATCCCGCCAAGAAAGGGTGGACGGCAGCCTTTGTCGTCGACGTTGCCCTTGGGACGAGCGACGACGTGCTGTGCTCGACCTACGAGTTGCAGGATCACGAACTCCAGTGGATCAAGGACGACCCCGGGTTCATCATCCAGTTGGCCAGCATCCAGAAGGAGTTGGACAAGGAAGGCGTGTCGTTTCGCCTGAAGGCCCGGCTCCAAGCAGAGGAGCTACTGCAAACCAGTTGGGCGCTGATCCACTCCCCGGCGACGCCGGCCACCGTAAAGGCCGGACTCATCAAGGACACCGTACGGTGGGCCGGATGGGACGCACCCCCGCAGGAGAATGGTGGAGGGCGGGGCGGGTTCTCCGTCAACATCGTCCTCAATGGCACCGTGCCGCAGGGGGTAACGATTGACCAGCAGCCTCTACCGGCCCTCTCCACATGAGCAACATCCACTACGAGCCGCCGGCCACCATCGCCAACTTCATGGCGAGCGAGCAGTTCTACAACTTCATCATTGGGCCGGTGGGGTGCCTAGCCGGTCGGTCGCTGGTCGTTACAGAGTACGGGGCAGTCCCCATCGCAGACATAGATCGTCCAATGCGCGTTCTGTCGTGGAACGAGAAGACAGGTCAATACCAGCTTTCGTGGTGTGGAGGGAGCTTCCCAAAAGGTAGGGACTATCTGTACCGAGTTTCAACGCCGCAAGGAGAATTTGATGCAGCCGGATCACACCTGCTTCTTTGCGCTGACGGTAAGTATCGACGCGTTCAAGACCTGCGTCCGGGGAATGCCTTAGCAGCATATTCCGATACCCCGCTTCGGACCAGCGAGGAACTTTCCCGGTCAGAGTCGCCCGAAGATGCTCGGCGTTCGACGCAAACAGACGTAAGTTATCTGGGTGGTTGTGCAGCGTTAAACCGTCAACGTGGTCGACAATTTCTGTCGGAAGAAGATACCGACCGAGCGACTGCTCCATCACGTAGCGGTGTTCTAGGATCACTCCTGCCGCGCGTCCGGGCCGGCGTATCGCAGTGGGGTGCCCTTCTGGCGGGGTTATCTTCACGTACCCCGCCGTCGATATCCTACGCCCACTCACGAACTGGTGGTTGCCGCCCCCTCGACGGCCCCCTTCGCCAAGCCGGGGCAGGTCATGTTTCAGGAGAATCTTTCGGGCGTGCCGTGGGGCTATCCCAACGAGGGACGCAATCTCCGCTGAGGTGCGGGTTCCGTCCGCTACTTCGCGGACTCGGGCGATCAGTTCGAGGTTTGGTGCGGGCATTTAAGGCTCCTAGTAGTTTGACGACAACCGACCGGCCCATACTATCCATTACGCGCCTCGGCGTCAAGGAGGCGTATTGGGACATGCAGGTCGACGGCACGGAGAACTACGTGACCGTCGACGGGGCGATACACCACAACAGCTCAAAGACAACGGGCATCCTGTTCAAGATTCTGTACCACGCCGCGCGGCAACGGCCCGGGCCTGATGGCATCCGGCGCACGCGGTGGGTCGTCGTCCGCAACACCCTCCCGCAGTTGAAGGACACGACGCTCAACTCATTCTTCACGTGGTTCAGGCCCAACGAAGCGGGAGAGTGGCGCGTGACAGACAACAAGTTCATCTTCAAGTTTGACGACATCCATGCCGAAGTCCTTTTTCGCCCACTTGATACTCCTGATGACGTTCACCGCGTCCTCTCCCTCGAAGTTACCGGAGCCATCCTTGATGAGTTCGTTGAGATACCCAAGGAAATTGTCGAAGCCCTCTCTGCCCGATGCGGTCGATACCCCTCTGCGAAAGACGGTGGGCCGACGTGGTGGGGCATGTGGGGTGCCTCCAACCCGGGCAATGAAGATGACTGGTGGTACAACTGGTTGTACGAGGAGAAGCCGGAGAATCTAGGCTACTTCGAGCAGCCGAGTGGGTTCACCCCGCAGGCCGAGAACATCGAGAACCTGCCCGGCGGGCACGGCTACTACCACAACCTGATGGTGGGTAAGTCCGCTGCGTGGGTGAAGCAGTTCATCGAGGTCAAGTGGGGCTACTCCCTGCGCGGCAAGCCGGTGTTCAGGACGTTCAACCCGGAGCTTCACATCGCCCGGTCGCCGCTGATCTACAACCCCCACCTGCCTGTGGTCATGGGCTTCGACGCCGGGTTGACCCCCGCCGCCATCTTTGGCCAGCAGGACTCGAACGGGCGCGTGCTTGTGATGCGTGAACTGGTCAGCGAGAACATGGGGGCCAAGCGGTTCTGCCGCGAGAAGGTCAAGCCCCTACTGAACAGTACCTTCCCGCACGCCAACCTGCTGGTGCTCGCCGATCCGGCGGTGTCCCAACGGGCGCAGACAGATGAGCGAAGTGTCAAACAAGTGTTGGAGGAGGAGCTTGGCGTACGTGTTAAACCAGCGTACAGTAACACCTTGACTGACCGGCTCGGCGCGGTCGAGGAGTACCTGACGCGGTTGACCGAGGTAGGCCCGGCGTATCTGGTAGACCCGAGTTGCAAGACGCTGATCCGTGGGTTCACCTCGGGGTACCGCTACCCGGTGAGCAACAAGGGGCAGGTCGGTGACAGCCCGGAGAAGAACAGCTACAGCCACCCGCACGACGGCAACCAGTACATGTGCATGGGGTTCCTCCGCGAATCGCAGCGTGACGCACAGAAACGCAAGGGCGGGTTTACAATACCGCGATTCGCAAACTCCTACGCCTTTTAGGGACTGACATGGCTCAACCACAAACAGCAGCACCCACCGCAGAGCTACCGCTCCAGATCGACGACAACGCGTTGAAGGCGCTCGGCGTCCGACTGGTCACGCGGTTCAACGACTACAAGCGGGAGCGCCGCGAGGTTGAGGTGCAGTGGCTCCGCAACCTGCGCCAGTACCTCGGCCAGTACGACCCGGAGATTCTGGAGAAGATCGAGCCTGACCGCTCGCGGGCCTACCCGAAGCTGACGCGGATCAAGGTCGTCAGCATGGTGTCCCGCCTGATGGCGCTGCTGTTCCCCACGTCCGAAAAGAACTGGGGGCTTCAGGCCAGCAAGTCACCGACGTTCGCCGCCAACACCGTGCAGCAGGTGCTCGACGTGTGGGCGCAGTCGAACCCGAACGCGCAGATCACGAAGAAGGAACTCGACCGCATCCTGAAGAAAGCCGCCTCCATCATGGCTGAGAAGATGGAGGAGGAGATCGACGATCAACTCATGGACATTGGCGGCAGCGCCGCGATGGACTACGTGGCCCTCGTGCGCAAGGTCATCTTCTCCGCCGTGCTCTACGGCCCGGGCATCCTGAAGGGGCCGATGACGGTGAGCCGTCGTCAGGGCGTCTACCAGATCACCGCCTCGGGCGTGATGGTCAGTGAGGAGGACGTGCTGCGCCCGTACTACGAGCACGTGCCGTGTTGGGACTACTACCCCGACATGGCAGCCAAGACCTTCGCACAGATGGACGGCCAGTTCCAGCGGCACGTGTTCAGCCGGCACCAGTTGCGCAAGCTGGCCGACCGCAGCGACTTTCTCGGCGACCGGGTGAAGCGTTACCTTGAAACCCACCAAGACGGCAACTACCGTCGTGAGACGTACGAGTCCGAACTCAAGGTTCTCGGCGGGGCCAACAACGTCAAGGACAACGGGCGCAAGTTCGAGGTCATCGAGTATTGGGGATACGTGTTCGGCCATGAGCTACGGGCTGCGGGCCTGAAGATCGCGGACAACAAGCTCTCGGACGAGACGCGGGCGACGATCTGGATGGTCGACGGCGAAGTCATCAAGGCGGCTGCCGACCCGTTCCCCGACGGCGTGCAGATGTACCACGAGTTCGTGTTCGAGGAGGATGAGGTCAACCTGATGGGCAGCGGCCTGCCGCCGATCTGCCGCGACAGCCAGCTTGGTGTGTGCGCCTCGACCCGGATGCTCATCGACAACGCGTCGGTGACGTGTGGCCCGCAGCTTGAAGTGAACGTCGACCTGCTCCGTCTCGACCAAGACACGAAGGGCGTCAAGCCGTTCAAGGTGTGGTACCGCGAGGGCGACGGTCAAGCGGCAGCGACGCCGGCAGTGCGCAACATCACCATCGACAGCCACATCCCCGAACTGATGCAGATGGTTGACTTGTTCATGGGGTTTGCGGACAAGGAAACCTTCGTCTCGCCAGCCACCAACGGCGACATGGAGAACAGCCCAAGCGAGCCGATGCGTACCTCCAGCGGGGCGTCGATGATCTTGGGCAATGCGGCGCTGCCGTTCCGCGACATCGTGCGCAACTTCGACCAGTTCACCATGTCGGTCATCCACTCCCTCGTCGAGTGGAACCGCCTGTTCAACACGAACGAGGACATCAAGGGTGACCTGCAACCTGTGGCTCGGGGCGCTACCAGCCTGATCGCCAAGGAAGTCCGGGCAATGGCGCTGGATAATCTGGCCACCACGCTGCGCGACGACGAGGCGGTCTACATCGACATGCAGGAGTTGGCCCGCTCGCGGGTCAGCGTGCGCGATCTGCCGACCGAACGCCTCATACTCTCGGACGAAGCAGTCGAGAAGAAGCAGACGGAGATTGCGCAGAAACAGCAAAAGCAGGAAGCTCTGCAAGAGGAAGCACTACGTGCTACTATCCGCAAAGAGTTGGCGGACGCGTTCAAGGCAACATCGCAAGCAAAGAAGAATCTGGATGGAGCAGACGCCGCGATCTTCAACGCAGTCATGGCCGCAATCGAAAAAGGACTAGACCCCGATGTCATCAAAAGATTTGCTCAAGAGCCTCCAGCCGCAACTGTACATCAACCGCCAGTCGCAGGACTTGGTGCTGGTCAAGGAGTGGCTGCTGGCTAGTATCGAGGAGTTGAAAGAAAGGGCGCTGACCGTGGAGCCGACGGGGCTGGCAAGCCTCCAAGGTGAAGCCAAGGCGCATAAAAGGCTGCTCCGTACCATTACGGAAAGGCCACACAATGTTGACTAACCACCGTGACGTGAGGTAAATAGAGCTATGACAACCGAAAACGAAGATTTTGACAGTGCACTGGGCGACGCGTTTGCTTCACTCGACGCGCCGGCTGCGGGCGCGACTGAGCCTGCCGCTGCTGCGC